ACCGCCCTTATAGGCACCGGTTGCATCATCTTCTTCTACAGTAAACGTGCTTGTTGTTGGTATTGATATAACTTCATAAATTCCATCAAATCCAGTTGTTCCAAGAACATCTTCAATTAAAACATAGTCACCTGGCAAAAGATTATGATCTACTGCAGTAACAGTTACAACACCAGAAGCAAATGCTAAGTTCGTAATCTGCAATGCACCAACATTTCTTGGTAAATCAGGATCTACAATAAAAGTATATCCCTCTTGATTACCTGCAATGATTTCTCTGTGCTTCGATTGAAGTGATGAATCATTCCATGGCGCAGACCATTCAGCCCATGTCCATGATATTTGTGACCATGTATAGTCACCTATATTCTGCAAGTATCCAAATGCTGTAATCGAATCATCATTGAGAGCCCATGTTTGATTACGATAGTTATAGACAAGTACTTTTGATGGAAAAGTTGAATTATTATATGAATCAGGAATTGTCCAGTAGACCATCTCGGTTGTATGATCACGTATTCCATGAACACGTTCAACTCCCTGATTGCCATTATGAAAATCAAATACAAGATTTGGTACTTTATGATCTATTCTCTCTACGTTCGCGCCATTACAAGAATGAATACCAACATTGCCAACACCAAGTAAATATTTATCAAAAAGAACAGTCGAAAATGTAGATTCTGCACCGAGTTCCCCATCTATTTTTTGAAATATAAACGGTTCAGTTTGATCATTTGTATAAACAAGCTCCCATGTGCTTCTTTCAAAGAAGACAATAAGTCTATCTCTTAAAATACGAGCTGCAATAATAGCTTCTCTTGTTGTTGCATCAACAAAATTACCTCGACCTGGCATTGCTGATGGTTCATAAAAAGCTGTATTTGTGGGTGTTGTAACAGCAGAACCAGCCTGAGAGTGTCTTATACGATTGGGATAATTAACAGCAGCTGCACCACCTACTGATTCCCATGTATTTAAAAGTAACAATCTTCCATGAAACGAAATTATTACTTTGCAGCCTTCAATGGTATCTCCTGGAGTTGCAGTATAAGCAGGAGCAAAAACGTTCCATGCAGAACCATCCCAATAACGAATATTGTCAGTTGCCGATCCATTCGTTACAAAAAGATAATATTGATCATCTGTTATACCGCGATAATTCTCACACCAGAAAAACTGAGAATTGGATCCAGTCCATGTACCAGCTGCACCTGTACCTAAACGAATCCATTCACCAGCAGAAAATTGGTAAGCAAATTGTGTATCAAATGCGTAAGTAAGCTCATCATTTATATTAATACGATCATAAGTAGTAAATCCCATAACAGGCTCAGCGGGATAAAAATAACATGCTGTAGTAACCAATGATCCCTGAATATCATATGCACCCGATGTTGTATCGTATGTAAAAACAGTTGCTGTACTACTGTTCGTTATCATTGTTGATGGCGTTCCTGTTTGAGTAACAGTAAAGAGTTCAGTCCCGATAGAAAACATCTGACCAACTTTAAAAGTTGCTCCTGGAGCAGTACCAGAGATATTTCCAGATCCATCAGTATTGCCAAGGTTTATCTTCAACCGAGCTGCAAGTTGCTCAAATCCAGCAACAGGAGTTCCTGATGTTTGAGGATATCGAGTTCCAAAGCGCTTACGAACTCGCCCTCGCCATACATATGCGTTTCTAAGTTCAGAAAATGCTTGATCAGGAATAAGCCAAGGCTCAATGTCAGTTCTCAAACCTTCAGTCATTGGTGCTATGAGAAATTGATCCAATGGCATTTTATATTCCTATAACAACAACTTCATAGTTAACTTGTCTTACTGTTGTTGTCGTTCTATATGTTCCATAAAGCGTTACATATGTGGTTGCAATTGAATTTAAAAATACTGCTTTATCTTCATTTCCACTTCCACGTGGAGACACAAGAGCTGTAAAAACATTAGTAAATGCTGGAATTGTTGCTCCTGTTGGCCATGTATAAGTTGTTAAACCAGAAGCAGCTGTTACCAAACCTCCAGCCCATTTTATAAGGATTCCTGATGGCAAACGTGTCCATCCAACTTGTGCAGCTCCAGATGAAGTAAATTCATAAACAGTTCCATCGCCCTCTTTTCTTATAAATAACTCTGTTTCTGCACTTAAAGTGGATAATTTAGAAAAGATTGCTGTTTCATCTGCAGCGGTTGATGGATTTGATGATTGCTCTGGAAATGTAACATACTTATGTTTTCCCTGATTAGCATCGTTAAGAGCAACATGATTTACACTTAAACATGTATCAAGTTCAGAAAAATTATCCTTTATAAGATTATATTCATTCTGAGGAGCTACTGTAGCAGTTGGGATATTGTTTGTATATGCCATTTATACTCTCCTAATTATTTGGAGGCCATGAAGAATCACAAGAGATATTAAATCCCTGGCTATAAATAGTTGCAGCTCTTTCTTGTGTTTGCTGCTTAATAGACCTTCTAGAAACAAGAATCTCTTGGTTCTTAAATTCTGGCATTATAGCATTCACAGATTCAATATCATTTCTATCTTCAAATATCTTTTTAGATGCTCCATATGCAATATACTGCCACCATCCCTTAAGATCAGGACTATCTGTATCCAATAAAAGCTCAGTAGGTTTCATATCAACTTCAATCTGAATTGGATATACCTGATCTGGAATTGGCCTTACAATAAATTTATTATTAAAAAACAGAACTGTAGATGGACGAGAAGCATTATATGAAACCGTTAAGCTATTAATATCAGCCCCAGATGCAGGAGCTATGCTAAATGAAAGTGAATATGCTCCTGTAATATAATTAATTGTGCCAATACCATCACCATCTAACGTTCCTGCTCCATCATCATAAAGAACAAGTCCATTGTTATTAGCATCAATAGAATTGAATGTAACTTTGTTTCTCAAAACAGGAATCGTATTTAATGTTCCTGTAAATATTGTAGTAGCTCCATTTCCAGTAGCTTCACTTACTTGTGAGTTTATAAATGGATAAAACCTATTAAATTCTACTTCAGAATTAGATAGATAACCTTCATGACCAGCAATATAAACAGGAGCATATACATTGGTATATTTATTCTCAAAGTCATAAAGGGGATCTCCAACAGTTGAAGACGTTTCATACGTATCAATGTATGGCTCAGTATAAAAAGTAAGTGTACTTCTTAGCTTATCAAGCGACAAATTCTGCGGAAGATCATAGAGAATAAAGGTATTGATGTATTCATCGATATCTGTTGTTGCAAGTTGTTGTTCTGATGGCGTACGCGTAATACGACGTATCTTTTTTCTTATTGCGACAAGTGTAGAATCAGCCATTTATCCTCTCCTTCATACAAAATTACACATTCTCAATTGTAACAATATCTGGAGATGGAACCATATCAGCAGAATCTGGATCTGATGTATCAGTAAATTCCATTGGATAGAAACTATATCTTTGAATATACCTACCAATCTTTGAAGATGGTCTTCCTTTTGCATCAGTAGCATGTCTATGAACTGGATATCGAGCATTTCTATTTATATGCTTTATGACATCCCGAGATACATAGGCAACTTCACCATCATAATATGAATGTTTTGTTATTGGATCTCCCTTCCATTTCCTAAAAGTAAAATGAACAGGTGCTCCACTAGCAAGATGATTAACAAATTTACATTTAACCTTTTGATTCCCTCTTTTTCTATCAGCCTCATGCTTCCTTTTTTTAAGTTCTTCAGGACTCACAGGAGCAACGTTTACGTCCTTGTTTATTTCTTTTTGATTCGTAATAGCTGTCTGTTTTGCCATATTGTCCTTTATTTTGAGGGAGGGAATAATCTCCCTCCCAAAACGCTAATTACTATTCGTTGTTAAGAGAATATACAGCGCCTGCTCTCCAAAGAATAACATCTCCAGATGAGCCACCAGGGCTATCTACACCTGCTGCAAGCGAGATTCCAATATATGCATCATTTGTAACAGAATCATCAAGTAGATTCGAATAAGTCGAGCTACTTGCTTCACCAATTGGAACAATCTCTGCATACCTAAATGGTCCAGCTGCAGTAAGCGGCCATGCATATGCAGTAAATCCAGATGCATCAACATCAGTTGTGATGGTTGTAGCTGTCACAGCTGTTGCTGTTACAATCAAATTGTTCATTTCAACCATTCCAAAAGATGATGGAACTTTTACTCTGAACTTCTGACCAGCGGAATAACCATGAGAAACTGTTGTTGTAATCACAGCAGGGTTTGCCTGTGTAATCGATTTCATGAAGCGTTTGCGTGGATAAAACTGCATAGGAACATTAACACGACGCAAGGAACCACTTGTACCTGCAACAATAGTTGGTGCGTATGTGAGCGGGAATGATGTATTAGCTACAACTGTCCCAATCTCAAAATGAACACCACCAAATTGTTGTGCTCCAGTTACATTAATAAACTCAACAATATCACCAGTTGAAAGACCTGCTGTAGATGTCAGCGAAACAACTGGAGGAGTTGCTGCTGAAATCGCAGTGATCGTAGAGTTTAATGCTCCATACATACTATCTGTAGATGTTTCAATATAGGTAAATCCACCAGAAGTAATAATAACTGGAGAACCAGATTCATCAGCAGCTAACTTCTGGTGTTCAAAACCATATCCATCCGGAAGTATTGATGGAGCTTTTTGCCAATAGTAATAGACACCAGTTCCAGCGCCACCAGCTGCAGTTGTTGTATAGTTGCGAACTTCCATCCAATCTATACCAGATGGAAATCTAAGAACCTTCGCTGTTCCATCAGAAGTAAAGCTTCCTGCAAAGTTAGGATTTTGTGTATACATTTTACTCCTTTACCATTAAACAAGAGTTGAACGTAAATTGCATATAGCTGCGTCATTGAATATGCAGCATGCAAAACCCATCTTCCATCCAACAGTTGCATTTTGTTCTAATGGATCCTGTGGCGCTCTATACATAAACTTAGAGCCGTATCCTTCAGGTTTTACAACACCATAAGCTTGCCTGCCGGAAATAAATGTATTGTAGATGTCATGACCCAAATTGGATGATGTTGGTGTGATAGAACCAATTGAAGAAGTAAAGAATCTTACATTGCCAGCAGTACCCCATTCCGATGGGAGTGGAGTGGAAGGATTCGGATATTGAGAAACTTTAATAAAGCCATCAACATCATTCAACTTCCTTTCAAGGTCAGTATGCGTAAATCCTAGATATGCACTGCCAACAGGGGCTGTTGCAAATCTATTTTCGCCTGGAATTGGTCCAGTAAAGAACTCAGCATTTTGTCCTCGAAGTGCTGATACAGCATCATCGATATCTGAACTTGTTATATCAGTTGGAGAATCCCCATTGAATCCGCCAACACAATCAATTGCGCTTGCTGTAGATTGAAGAACATTTCTTGTCAGTTCATCTTCTGTTTGACGAAGTGATCTTCCAAGCAATTCAATAAACTTATTCATCTCTGGATCTTGACGCTGTAATGTAACTTGTTCATTAATGATCATATATTGACCATGAAATTGCACAGTCGCGTCAATATTCAATGCATCAGGAACAACAGGAGGAGGAGTCTCTCCACCATTTCCTAAAGGAGTCATTGCTGTTGGTAGAGGATAATACACAGTAAATCGAGCAACGCTACCACTCTTCTGAGGATGAGACGCTCTTTCCGCAGCTATAAGATGTATATGACTTGCAGTTGGAGTGGATAAAAGACGCTCATTCCATGCTTGTTGAACTTGTGGAGCAAGAACCGACGTTGTTACAATTGCCATAGACGTATCCTTAAGTCTAAATAAAACACTACTTAAGTTGGGAGTGCGAATCCCTTAATACGCTGGGCGGCGACCCCAATACACGCCTACGAGATGCGACCTCAATTCACGCTGGGCGGCGACCCCAATGCACGCCTACGAGATGCGACCTCAGTTCACGCATTGATACTATAATAAAAACCGATAATAAAAATCAATAATTATTCTGAGCTTCTTTCATCTCTCTATAAGCTCTTTCACGAGCCTCTTCAGAGCTCCCATCGCTAAATGCATTCGCATGAGAAAGCGGCGAATCATTCTTATCCTTCACACTAATACTCGATATAGACCTTGGTTTTAATGCATTATTCTCAATTGTTGCATGTTCTTTTTCATACTTTTTAGCATCAGCAAAACCGAAACGTTTAATTAATGTATAAGCAGATACAGCCTTGTTGTATAAATCTGGCGATTGCTCAAGTGTCATGACAATTTCAGGAGCTACTTTTGCAAGCATGTCTATATTTTCTCTATTTACAACATCACTAAAATCAGGATACTTTGAATGTAAACGACTATCTATTGATTGCTGCAATGCTTGCTCTTGATACTTCTTAACTTCTTCACGTATTTTTTTTATTTCTCTTGTAAGATGCTTGCCCTCTACAAAGTCATCAGGAGCCAATAAATAATCTTGAGATTGTTCACCTTGTTGTTGAACCTGTGTTGATTGAGCCTTTAATCTTTCAAGCTCAGCACGTAATTCACTATTCTCCTGCTTTTCCCTCTCCCAATTTTCTCGCACAGTTTTAAAACGAAGATTGTTTATACTCTCACTACTACGTTCATCTACTCCTCGTTGCTCCATTTCATTATGTTGAGTTTCTTGTTGAGCATCATTTGAGTTAGAAACATCAAGCGTTTCAGCTAATTTAATATCATTTTGTATCTCTTCTGAGTTCATACTTCTTCCTTTAGAATGGTACAACCATTGCGTGATTGAATAACTAAATTTCCTTGATGAGCAAAATCAAGGGGATTATAGCTCGGAGAAACTTTACTCTCTTTGATGTTATCATTCAATTTATTAC